AAAGGACTTAGTCCTGTTCAGTACAGAACTAAATCCTTTCACTAATATTTTTTGTCTAACTTTTTGGGGTCAGTACAGATTTTTTGAAGTCTTTTTTTCATATCATTAATGATAGATAATCGTTTGAAAGGGCTTGTATATTGACGCTTAGTAACACAATCATAATGATCATTTCGAATCTCATCTTCAATAGCATGATAAATATTAGCTGCTGACAAAAGTCCTAAACGACAACTAGGATGAAAAATATTAATATGATTATTCAAAACATTATAGTATTTTTGACTAATCTTGGAGACCTCTTCCCATATACTAGAAAAATTTTCAGGAATATCTTTCCATGATTTCGCGTTGTTGCTTAACTCCATAACATCTGATATTGTCCAGCCAAAATCTGATAATAGTTTAGTTGGTAAATATACTCGTCCACGTTTTCTTGCATCTTCGCCAATGTCACGTAAAATATTCGTTATTTGCATAGCCATTCCTAATTGATAACAACATTCTAAATAAACTGTCTGATTAGTTTCAGTCAAAAACTTCTCATCACCAATCATAGGCCACAACATCGCTCCTACAGAGCCAGCGACATTTCTGCAATAGGTTTCTAACGATTCCATAGTCTCAAAAGGAGAAAAACACAAATCTGATTTTTGACCTTCTATTTGTTCCAAAAGTGCCTTTTTTGGAACTCCAAAATTGAACACAGTTTCTTCAAAAGCAGGCCACCAATCTAGTTTAGTAATAGAATTTTGTAATTGCTTCTCTCCTAAACTGAGAATGGTTGTTTCTAAAACATTTAGTTGATTTAGGACGATTTCATTCGATTCGCTTGCTTCATCAACCAAATCATCAACATAGCGACAAAACGAGTAAACAGCAACCACTCCCTGAAATCGTTTTTTGGGAATAGAGGCAAAAGCTTGAAAAAAACTCTTAGAATGTTCTTTCATTATCTTTTCGGCAGCCTGATAAGATTTAGTTAGAGTTAAGTCTTTATTCATTTAAACGCATCCTCCATATCCCTTCTTACTTCTTCTGCACAAATTTTTCCACCTTCCAAAGCTATAGGAACCCCAGCTCCAGGATGTGTTGAAGAACCGGTGAAGTAGAGATTTTCACATTCTAAAGATTTTGATTGTGGTCTAAAATGATTACTTTGCTTAAGGGTAGGTTGAAGTCCAAAAGTAGCACCACGATAGGCATTAAAAGATTTTTCAAATTCTTTAGGTGTATATACTTGTTCAAACTCAATTTTATCTGCTAAATCATTCAATCCCTCGAGAGGTGCTAAGGAATCTAAAGCACACTGACGATAGTGAGCAATAACTTCCGGAGTCCAATCATATTTAGAAGTTCCTAATTCAGATACAGGCATTAAAACATAGAAAGAAGATTTTCCTTCAGGAGCTAAATTGGAATCGCACAATGACGGAATGTGAAGATAAAGAGAAGGATCCTCAATTAGATTACCATCAAAAATTTGATCTAAATTAGATGATAAATCTGGACAAATCACAAAATTATGAACTTTAAGATTTGTAAATGTCCCTTTTACTCCCCAATAAAACACTAAACATGAGCACGAGTAATCCATGGATTCAATTTTAGTCGGAGTATATTTCCCTTTTGCCCAGCTATCCTGAATAAGAACTTGCATCGTGTAAGGAAAGTCCGCATTAGAAATTATGATATCTGCTTCAATCTCCCTGTCTGCTAATACTATTCCCCTCGCTTTGCCGTTCTCAACTAAAATCCTCTGAACATCTTTTCCATAGTGAATTTTCCCACCTAATTCGAAGAAAAGTTTCTCCAAAGCTTTTGCATAGGTATGCATACCCCCTTCAATAAACCAAACCCCATATAGTAGTTCAATCATTGGAATCATGTTATATAAGGATGGCCCTTTTTTAGGAGATACACCAATATAGAGCGTCTGAAATCCCATCATTTGCTGTAAATCTTTATTAGGAATAAACGAAGCCATCATAGCTTCTGCGCTATTAAATGTCTTAAGCTTAAGAACTTCTCTAAGCATTTTAGGATTATAAATATCTCTTGCATATCGAAAAGGCTTCGTAATAAAGGATTCTACGGCAACTTGATAACGCTTATACATTTCACTGAGATATTGAAGAAATCCTAAAGCTGTCTCTTGACCCAATCCCTCATTCATCTTCATCAATTCCACTAAATCACTAGTTATAGTATATTTTCTATAAGTTTCAGCCTTGAAATAAGCATCGTACATAGGCTCCAAACGTTTTAGATGAAAATAATCTTCTGGATTCTTTCCTGCCAACTCAAAAAGACTACAATATAAGTCTGGCATCATAACAATTGTAGGCCCCACGTCAAAAGTATATCCTTCTGCCTTAATTTGACTCATTTTCCCTCCAGGAGTTTGGTTTTTTTCATAGATTTCTACGTTATAACCGGCTAACTGCAAACGAATTGCTGCGGAAAGCCCTCCCATACCTGCTCCAATAACAATAACTTTTTCTCTCATTTGATTTATCTCCTCTTTGGGTATCTAACACAACCTAGATACTTTTTCAAAATTTTATTATAGTTACATTTCATCTGCAAAATAAGGATTCTCACAGATTATTCTCATCATTAGATTAATATAGCTGGAAATAAACTAGTATATTCTTCTACTAGACATATAAAGTGATGTCTTTAAACTACAGTGTAACGAATAGATTTCAATTACCTCCTCAAATCCTACGACAATATTTTTTTATTAATTATATCATTTTTCATTTTAATTTTTATATAAAAAACCTTACACAACGAAAGTTATCTCAAAAAGAACTATTCTCAACATGTCATGAAAAATAGTCGTTACATCCGAAGATTTCAACTCATTCATGAAAAACTTTATTTATTCTCAACTAATAAGCAAAGAAGACCGCGTACTATCATAAAGAAAAAACGGTTCAGTTCATACTGTAAGACGTATCATAGATGATACAGCACGATTATTAACGATTAAGCCATTACATGATTTACCTGAGCATTTGTGTTTTGATAAATTTAAATCCGTTAAATCTTCCGATAGTAATATGAGTTTCATTATTTGTGATAGCACAGCACACAAGCTAGTCGATCTTGTAAGAGATAGAAAATCTTACAGTTTGAAAAAGTATTTTCATCGTTTTGAGCCTAAGACTAGATTAAAGGTAAAAACTATCTCAATCGACATGTACTTACCGTACATTCAATTAATAAAAGAAATGTTTCCTAACGCAAAAATTATCATTGATCCTTTTCACATTGTACAAGCCTTAAATAGAGAATTAAATCGAACTCGGTTACGTGTCATGGATAAGCATCGTTATAAAGACCCTAAAATATATCGAAAGTTAAAACATTATTGGAAGTTAATTTTAAAGAATCCTAATGAACTTCAGAACTATAAATATAGTCGTTATTTGCTTTTTGAAAGTTTTATAACAAGCAAAGGAATCGTAGATTATATCTTAGAAAACAATCCATCTCTTAAAAATGATTATGAGGTTGTACATTCACTTTGTGAATGTATTCAGGACAGATATTATATAGAATTCAAGGAAACGATTGAAGCAGCTACACAATTAGACCTATCTCCTGGTTTAAAAAGAGTATTAAAGACTCTAATTACTTACCTGCCATATATTCAAAATACTTGTGAGCATCCAACTAGAACAAATGGCCCTATCGAAGGAATAAACAATAAAATAAAAGTACTTGAAAGAAATACCTACGGCTTTAGAAACTATTACCATTTTAGGACAAGATTCTTTTAATAACAAAAATGTTTGGCCCAAAACAAAAAGGAATTAAGCAAAAATTAGTTGCTTAATTTCTTCCTAAATTTCTTCATCAACACTATTTGACAAAGAGCCGAATTTAATCAAATCGGAGATGTCTGGAAAGATTGCTCATAAAAAAAGTGGGGCGAATTCGGGGCAAGAAAGTTAAAAACCCTTGTGAATCAAGGGTTTTTTCTGTATTTCTATCTCCCCTGCAGGAAAATTAGGGTGGATAGTAGAAAATACTAGTAATTAAAAATACAGTAGTTTAGCTTTTTTTACAATATACCATTTTTATCTTTTCCTAGCATTTTTTGGACATTTTGGACAAATTTTGGACAAGGTCTTTTTACTGTATTCTACTGTATCTTGAACACGAAAAAAAGCCCCTAGGATTTTGTCCTAAGGGCTTTCTATGTTTCATCTTAAACAGGTTTCTTGGAAATTGTATACTTGACTCCATTGATCGAAATTTCAATCCCCTCAATGTTGACCTCAATCTTGTCTGTGCTACCGACATCTGTGACTGTAGCAGTATCATACTTGCCTAGTGAACCGTTTTCTGCCTCAATGGCTTTCAGACGGCTGGAAGCTCCGACTAGATAGGATTCATAGCCTGAACCTGCGTAATCGTATTTAGCTCCTCCGATTTTAAACATTCCCTTGACTGCTTCGGAGAATGTCTTGGCTCCGCTGACCTTGTAAGAACCGTTAGCACGTAACAGGTAGAACCAGTCTGTAAGAAAGTCGTCAACAGTGGCATAGTGCATATAGTGACCACCCTCATTGCTAGGACGTGCTGAACCCTGTGTGACTGTGACACCGCTTGGACGGTTGCCTTGACCTGTCCACGTCATGCCACCCCAGTTGTTATCTGCTTTTCCGACTGCTGAAGTTCCCCAAAGTCCCTCAAAGTGTAGGACGGTGATAGCATAGCTTGGCAATATGTCATGCTTTTTACAGTTGGCAAGAACCTTGTCCAACACCGCTTTTTTTAAGATAGCGCCATTGAAAGAGAGGTCTCCCTCTTCTTTGCTTACTGTGGCTTTCTCAATTGGCTCAGTTTGACTTGTTTTGGTTGCTGTGGGCTGTTTTACCTCTTGAACCTTAGACGGCTCAGAGGGCTGTTTTTTGAGCAATTCCGTCACTCGTTTTTGAACTGCCTCATATTGACTACCAAGTGACTTTTTACGAGCCTCTCCGTTGCCATGTTTGCCAGCGATTACCTCTTGAGCAAGCTCATCAATACTCTTTTGACTTGCCGTAGCCTTGCCATTGATGACTGCCATGACAGCCTCATATTGATTGCCCAGACTTGCTTTGCGCTGATCTCCGTTTCCGTATTTGCCAGCAAGAGTCTCTTTAACCAATGTATCAAGGGTTTTCCCTGATGTTGAGGGCGTACTTTGGTTAGCCAAGCGGTAAACGTAGCAATACATCCAACCACTAGCAGCGGCCGTTTGGTTGTAGTTATCAACCGTAATGCCGTTGCGTGCGTAATTACAGTGGATAATGTTGTCAGGATCTACAAATATTCCCGTATGACCTCCAGCTCCAGATGATTGACCTCGTTTTCCCCATATAAAGATGTCTCCACGCTTGGCATCCCAGTCAGTATTTTCAGCAATGAGCTTGAAATTATTCTTGGTTAGCCAATCATGCTCATATTCGGTATTTACTGCCCAACCTGCTGAAATTGCACCACCAGCCATTAGCGCATAATATACAGCACTAGAGCAATCATAGCTATTTGGACCATTACGATAATCCATTGAGTAAGTGACTTTGCCTCGCCTAGCTTCCATCCAGGCAATGGCTGTTTCAATGTTCACTCCCATAGTTACTCCTTCCAAGCATCATTCATCTGCTTTACAGCTGACTCGATAAACGTTTCTAACTGTGTTTCTGTCATGTAAATATTGTATTTTTCCAGCTGACTAGTAATCCGACGCTTAGCCATGTCAAGCTTATCAACATGATTTTCCTGGTCAAGCTTGGTAATCTGTTCAACTGCATTGACGGCATTTCTTGCCAAAATTTCAGTGATTTCAATGGCACGTTTCCCACCTTTGGCAATCAAATATTTTTTGACTTCGTGGATTATCGTGCCAGCTAAAATAGCTAAGATTCCTGTTGCTGATCCAATCATAAGTTCAGTGAGTTGATTCATGTTCATTCTCCTTTTTCGATTTTTTCGATTCGGCCACTCATGAGCGAGACTTCCCCTTTTAGCCCACCAATTTCACGGGCCATGGCTCCCATTTCTGCGGTAGTTTTTTCAAGATGGTTCATCAAGCGGTCTTCCCGCTTGTTGCTTTCTTCCTTTGATTGTTCGTGGAAGTCCATGAGCTTAGCTTCTCGCTTGTCTGACGTCTTAATCAGATAGCGGATAACGAAGCCAAATAATAAAATAAACAAAATAGCCCAAGCCACTTGGCTCTGAGCTATTCGTTCTGCTTGTTCAATCGGCATAGGCTATACCCCAACGGCCGGTTGAGACCAATCTGGATTCCCGTTTTCGTCAAACTTCATCACATAGAAATCCTTTCTAAACAGATCTGCAATGTTGATAGATGTCGAAATACCTCCCCATTGCGAATATGACCAAACAGACTCAACGTCCACAAACTGACGACGGCCGTCAACTACAGCTGGACGCTTCTGAACGTCACGGTACATGTAAAAATCCTGTGTCTCTGACTTGCAACGGATAAATTCGCCATTTTCTTTCATATAGACCAAAGCTGTTGCAAGGTCAAATGGTTCTGTGATAGTTGATAAGTCAAGTAAAGTGCTAGTAGTGGTTTCTGTCATGATTATTCTCCTTTTTGTTCTTCAAATTGTTCCAAGAGGTTATCAACCAAGATGACCTCTTGTGTTGTAAAAACTTCTTCACAGTCCAGTAGCCAGTTGAAAAAGTCTGTGAAGCGGTTCGTATAGTCACCACTAGAAATTGTAATCGTTTCTTCTTGTAATTCTAGTAGTTGTTGATTAACATCAACGACGTTGACACCTTCTTTTAAAATAAAGTTTCCATCCTCTTGACGTGCTAATTGACCCGAGTCATCGATAACAACATTTTCTTTCAAAATGTCTTCTTCGTCAGAGCAGTATTCTTGCAGTTTATTGCTAACAGCACTGTAGACTTTAGCCTTACCACGATTAACACGCATAGATGTAATGCTTAACTTATCAATGATTTGTAAAAGACTACTTAAGTCTTTATTTTTTACGTAAAATTTCATGCTACCTTCTTTCTTATATCCACATAAGACCAGTTTTACTACATAACCTTTCAACGACTTTTAATAACGATTCTGTGTGACCGCCAATCCCAATATCTTTAACGACTAAACCACCCGACATAACAGCCACAGGAATGTCACCCCAATCTTGAAGATTTAACGTTCCAAGATAAGAATTTTTACTTCCCAAACTAAATAAAGTTGTGTAGTCTGAACTTGTAATTGTAAAAGAATCGCTGTAGATTTGAGCGGTTGCTGTTGGCTTACCATTGACTGTAGTGTATAAATTAAAGCTTACCCCCGATTGTCTGCTAGAATCACTTTTTCTAATCATAAATTTAGAACTTAGACCTTCTGGACTATAATCACTTTTTTCAGTCAGTAGGGTTGTTATTTCAAAAATTTTGTCATTTGCAGTTCTACGTATATAGCCATAATTGTTATTAAACAGAAGATTTCCATTGTTTAAATCAAAATTTGTCGCACCATTTGTACTTTTAAGCACACCGCCGCTAATAAGATTTGCGCTCAACGTCCCTGTGGTAATGCTATTAGCATTCATGTTGGTGATATTGACATTCGCAGCATCAAGCGTGCCAGTTGTAATCTTATCTGCCGACATGTTCGTGGACTGTACAGACGTGATAAAAGCGTTTTTAGCAAATATCTGTTTGAGATAAGCCTCGTTTGCCGTAAAGCTGTTGAAGAATGCTTGGTCAAACACAATATGGCTACCTGTAATACTATTGGTAGCAATGCGTGCAGCGTCAAGCGTGCCGGTCTTGATTTTACCGGCATCTAAATCTGCAATCATGGCCGACTTGATAACACCATTTTTGATATAGGTCTTGTCGCCCACGCTAATAAGACCCTCATTAATCCTAACAGAGCCATCTGGATTTAGATTAATCTGGCCCAACACATCGCCAGCTTTTGTCAGACTTTTAATCGCATACGACCCAGCAAGCGTGCTGACCTGTGTCTTAAGCCCGTTAGAACCAGACACCTCCTGCACCAAGCCTGCTGCAGTCTGCGTAACCTTGCTGACATTGTCTAGTATACTTCCAGTCGTTCCGACCGCACCGATAGTACGAGTGTGGCTATCGACCGTGTCGTTAACTGAGTGCAGGGCCGTGACGGTGGCAAGCTCCTCGACTGACGGGCTCCATCCGTTATTAGACTTGCCTTTTTTAACCGAAACATCACCAAAATAAAGATCAGCAGATGTCCCTTCTGCAACTGACTTGTTATTGTCAAAACGTATAAAGCCCTCATCAAAATTGCCAGTGTTGAATGTGACAACGACTTCGTCGCACTTACCTATAGACAATTTACGATTTGCTACTAATAATTGTGCATTGTCAAAATCAGCAGTACTACCTCTTGTGCGTTTAAGAAACCATACGTCCATACCTACAAGGGAGCTGTTATTAAAACCCTTAAAGTATAGCGTGTACTCTGTATTTCGTTCGACCGCAAAGCGATTAAAACCAACAATTTTTTCATTTGTTGCGCTTGTATTTTTTAGAACGTATAGCTTTACACCGCTATTATAAAAAAACGGATGCGTTGTAATCTCAATACCCGGATACTCAGACGTTTCCCCTGGTCGCCCAAATTGAACGAGATTACTCTCCCCTGATGGAATCAGCGCTTTAGTCTCGCTAATCGTCCGATTAAAACTATCCGCAGTCTCTTTGACCCTATTTTCAAGTACAGTGACCGTTGCATATCCCTTATCCGTGATTGCTTGCTCAACTTGCGTACTAGTCAATCGTTTGCTAATTTCAGTCGCGTTTTGTGTGATGGCAGACTCCGCGCTGCTCACTCGACCAGTCAACGTATTGTATTCAGTCTGAGATACTTTACTTGATACATCACTAATTAACTGATTAATTTTAGTTTCAGCAGTCGTGACCTTTCCGTCTGTTGTTGCTAAACTGGTTGTTAACTGTTCGACACCTTGCGATGTTTGAGTGATGGTCGTCTTTACGCTTTTTACTTCATCCATCACTTCTTCCGGTGACGGCTCATACGTCCGGGCTATTGTTCCCTCAACAAGCATAATTTCGCCGAAAAATAGCGCTGCGTTAATTCCATCAGTGGAACCATTATTATCAAAGCGAATATAACCGTTATCATTATCACCTGAGTTAAAAGTTACTGTGATATACTCGGGAAAACCCTTAAATCTACGGTCGTATATAACCGGGTTGACAAATGTAAAATCATTAGTTTCGTTCGATTTTCGACCCATGAAATAAACGTCGGAATTTCTAACGTTTGTTCCAGCAAAAGCGTAAAAAGATAATGTGTAGTTTGTGTTCCGCTTTACCGCAAAGCGGTTGGTTGATGCCGTTATTTCTGCAGTTCCAGGAGTTTGCAACGAAAAGAGTTTCTTCTGTCCGTTGTAGTAAAAGGCATGTTGGGAAACAAACATTGACCCCGACCAATACCGGGTATCAGTTGGATATCCACCGTTCTTGATGAGGTTCTGTCCACCGACAGATTTCGGTATCTTCCCCTCAACCTCACTAATCTCTGTCCGTATTTGCCCAGCCACAGTATCAACTTTAGCGCTAGCAGTATTGATTTTCCCGTCAAGCGTTTGAGTGCTTGTTGTTAGCTCGGTCAACTTACGGTCAACAGTGTCTTGATACGTTGCTAAATTTTGCTTGGTAGTGTCAGCGGTGGTCTTTATCTCATTGATTTTTAGCGTTGTTCCGCTAACCTTTTCGTCGTAGGTAGATTTTGCAACATAGTTAGCCGATATTGCGGTACGCTCGGCGGCTAACTGCTTAGCCGTCTCCGTCTTAGATGCCTCAAAATATGCTTGAGCTCGTGTGCCCTCCGCATCTTTGTACGTTTCTAGGCTAGTTAACCGGTTTGATAATTGTGTGGCTGTCTGATTGGCCTCCGTCTTATTTTGAGTAACCTTACCATCTAACGTGCTAACGGTTGACTGCAAGTTAGCGTAGTTTTGGTCTGCCGTACGTTTGTATTCAGCGATTTTTGATTCAAAGTCTACATCACTTTGAGAGTAATCCTCGATTACCGCGGATAAATATAGATTAAAATTTTCAAGACTTACGGCGGTATTGATAGGTATTGCATTTGTGAAACGAATAAATACATTATCCGTCTTATAAGCACTTGTTGCGCCACTCAAATTAAATTTTAAATCAAAATGCTGTAACCCAGTTGTGCCACCCTTAAAGGTAATGCCACTACCTCCATACCACGGGCTTGCGCTAAAATAGGCGTTTGTTGTAAAGTCCGACGGCAAAGCTGGGTTAAACGCTATATCAAAAGAAATTCTTACATAATCTTTGATAAATCGTGTATCATTTTTCCAAAAATCCTCATCAATATAGGTTCTAACGTCTTGAGTTGCTAAATTAGTAATGTAGTATTTGCGTGATTTTGAGTCTTTAAAATAGTTACGGCTACCTATTTTTAAATTTTTAAACTGCTCCGTCACACCGTCCAAACCACTTTGCAAATCAGCGGTCTTAAGATTAATACTCTCAATCTGACCCGTTTGCGTGTTGACAGTCTGTGATAGAGATTCGAATTGGGTCCTCGTTTGGCTCAGGGTGTCTTCCACCGTCTTTGTCCTACTGGTAACACTAGCAATGTCTCCGGTCGCCTTAGAAACGGTTTTAGAGAGCTCCGTGAAGGTTGTCTTCGTGCCATCAGCCAAAG